TCAGGCGCACTTTGGCGATAAGTTTAATTTGACCGACGATCAGAACCAAAAGCAGAGATTTGAGAACGATAAGACAGGCTATCGAATCGCAACGTCAGTCGGTGGTGCGTTAACTGGTGATGGTGGTGACATCATCTGCATTGATGATCCACACAACTCTGTAGAGGCAGATAGCTCTAAAGTGCGTGAAGGTGTACTTGATTGGTGGGATCAAGCCATGCAGACACGACTAAACGATCCCCAGACTGGTGCGTTTATAATTATTATGCAGAGGTTACACGAACAGGATTTAACAGGTCACGTCTTGGCAAATCAACTTGGTGATGAGTGGGATCACCTAATGTTGCCTGCTCGTTATGAAATAGGTGCGCCGAATCCAATGAAATCGTCACTTGGGTTTACTGATCCAAGAACAAAGGAAGGTGAGTTGCTATGGCCTGAAAGAATTGACGAGAAAACTTTATCAACTCTGGAGCGATCTCTTGGATCATATGCATCTGCTGGTCAGTTACAGCAAAGGCCATCGCCAAAAGGTGGTGGTATCCTGAGAGCATCGTGGTGGGTTCCTTGGGAAAAGACAGACTTGCCAGAGATCGAATATGTTCTTCAGTCATGGGATACTGCATTCGAAGCCAAGGAAAGCTCTAGCTTTAGTGCCAGAACAACTTGGGGTGTATTTAAGCACAAAGGCGCAATGTGTGCGATTGTCTTGGAGGCTTGGTACGATAAGGTGAGCTACCCAGATTTACGAAAAATTGCACAAGAGTCTTACGAAGATTGGGAGCCAGACGCTGTATTGATCGAGAAGAAGGCGTCAGGCCAGTCTCTACTGCAAGATCTACGCATGGCTGGAATACCAGTTTTAGCTTATTCTCCTGATCGAGATAAGGAAGCGAGAGCGCACGCATCAAGCGCACTTTTAGAAGATGGAAGAATTTACTACCCTTCTGATCGAAAATGGGCTAAAGATTTAATAGACATATGCGCGGCTTTCCCTGCACACCCCAACGATGACGTTGTTGATACGTGTACACAGGCTTGGTTGCGTTTACGAAAAGGATGGTTTGTTGGACACAGTGAAGACCCTGAAGATGACGAGCCAGTAGAAAAACAAAGGATTACCCTCTATGGCTGACCCAAATATTATACCATTTGCTGAAGGCGCACCTAGTGATGAGTTAATGATCGAGGAGCTTGCAGATGGCGATGTTCTGATTGGTGACCCAGAATTAGATGCGATGGACGAGGCAGATGCCGCAGAATTTGATTCCAACTTAGCTGAACAGATGGATGAACGAGATCTCGCACGAAAAGCGCAAGAACTTGTAGGTTATTACGAAAATGATGAGGAAGCTCGGTCAGAGTGGAAGGAACGCTACAAAGAAGGATTGAAGACATTAGATCCAGATGGCGGACTTGACGAAGGCGAAGATGAACGTGGCACACGCGGACTTTCAGTTGTAGTGCATCCGTTAATCGCAGAAGCGGCAACTCAATTTAATGCGAAGGCGATTGCAGAACTTTACCCATCAGGTGGGCCAGTTAAATCTGTAATCATAGGCAACCCAGACGAAGAGCTAGAAGAGCAAGGTCGTCGTGTTCGTGAGTTTATGAATTACCAAATTACTCAAGAAATGCCTGAGTATTTCCCTGACTTAGATCAGATGCTATTCCACCTTCCGTTAATCGGTCATACCTTTAAGAAGGTTTGGTGGAACGTAAACATGGATCGCCAGTGCAGTGACTTTGTTAAAGCTGAAGACTTTGTGGTCGCCCCAGAAAGTAAAGACTTATACACCTCACCACGTTACACGCATATTATTCGTATGCCAAAGAACGACTTCAATCGTTACGTGCAGAACGGATATTACCTACCGACGAAGTATGCTGGCGGAGATACGATTGACCCATCAGGTGATGTAATCGGTGAGATCGAAGGCGTTGATGAGTACGATGATAGCAACGATGATGTAATGACATTACTCGAAATGCACGTCTACGATTTGTTTGACGGATTCGATGGCGAAGAAATGGTTGATGGCGAATCAGAAGACAATGCAGTTGCATTGCCATATGTCATCACAATTGATTACGAGAATCAAAATGTTGTGAGCATTAGACGCAATTGGAAACAAGAAGATGAGATGAGACAACGCCGTGATTGGTTTGTGTCATACAAATTCTTACCAGGTTTAGGGTTCTATGGCTTTGGCTTGTACCACATGATTGGTGGTTTGGGTAAAGCGGCAACTGGATCGTTACGTGCATTGCTAGACAGTGCCGCATTTAGCAACATGCAAGGTGGATTTAAATTACGTGGTCGCGTCCAAGGTGGCGACATGCAAATTAGTCCAGGCGAGTTTAATGACATCGACAGTACAGTTGATGACATCAACAAAGCTATTATGCCATTGCCGTTTAAAGAGCCAAGTGGATCTCTGTTTAATTTGCTAGGCTTTATGGTTGACGCTGGGCAGAGATTTGCAAGTACGGCAGATTTAAATGTCGGAGATGTAAATCCGAATGCACCTGTTGGCTCAACTGTTGCGCTGATTGAGCAAGGATCGAAGGCATTCAGTGCGATACACAAGCGATTGCATTACGCACAAGGCCAAGAATTTAAATTGTTAGCGCAGTTAAATGCTGAAAATCTACCTGACGAGTTTAGTTTCTCACAAGCTGGAGCAGATGATACTATCTATCGAACTGACTTTGATGATCGAATTGATATCATACCAGTTAGTGATCCAAACATATTCTCAACAGCACAGCGAATTGCACAGGCACAAGCTGTTCTGGAGATGTCACGATCCGCTCCACAATTCCATGATTTGTACGAGGCATACAAACGTATGTACGAAGCACTTCGGATTCCAAACATAGATCAAATATTGCAGAAGCCAGAAGAGGCTGTGCAAATGGATCCAATTGACGAGAATATGAGCGTATTGTACGGCAAAGGTATTCGTGCATTCCCAGAGCAAGATCACGATGCACACATTGCGGTTCACATGCAGTTCTTGCAAGATCCGTCATTAGCAGGAAATCCTGGGGCTAAAGCTATGCAACCTGTGTTGATAGCACATATTGCAGAACACATTGCGCTTCTCTATCGTCAACGCATGGAGGCAAGCATTAATATGCCTATGCCGATGTTGCCAGACTTCAAAGATCCTAAGTTTAAGTTTGAGGCAGTAGATCCAGAGATGGATCGTCTAATCAGTCAACGTGCGGCTGAAGTTGTGAAGGCATCACCTCAGATGAAACAAATCGAGGCAATGAAAGGCATGATGGGCGGACAACAAGGTCAGCAAGGCAATCCACTGCAATATGCACAGGAACTTGCTAAACTTGAAACCGAAGCACTCAAAGCTAGAACGCAAGCACAAATCCAAGCAGACCAAGCTAAAGCGAAATCTAATATCGAGATCAAGCAAGCTGAAGCGCGACAAGACATGGAGATCGAAATGGCAAAAGCACAAGCTGACATGCAAGCCAAGATCACTAAGTTGGAGGCAGATCTGCAACTAGAGCGAGAAAAAAATAATGCTAAAATTCAAATGGAGGCAATGAAAAATGTACCCCCCACAGTATAACTTGCCACCAATTAATCCTGCGGCCTTTGGCGGTTTACCGCAAGAAAGACCACAAGGTGCGCCCCCACTACCCTCCCAAGGTGGGGGTCAGCAACCAATTGACATGAATAAGTATCTGGTTGATAAAGTAATGGAGATTAAGCGTCGAATGGCAGGCGGCGGAGATGTAGGTGCGTTAGGCGCATTTGCAAGCGCAATGCCACAAGCACAACAGCCACCTATGTCGGGGCAACCAAATCAACCACCTATGAGAGCGTAGAATTATGATCAGTAATTTATTTTCAAAGAATCCAGTTTTTATGTGCTTCGGTGGCGGAGGATCAGGTGGATCTAGTTCTGGAGCGGCGAGTAGTGGCGGAGGATCAAGGGCAGATAAAAAAGGTGCGGCGGCAACTTTCTCTGCGCCAAAGCCAGTATATACTCCTCCTCCTCCAACAGTAGTAAATACATCGAGAGATAGACGAGATCGTACTCCAGTACCTGCAAATGTTAGTCCTAACCCTAGTACATATGGAACTTTGCCAGTGTTTGAAGTTCCACCTCCTGTTTATATGCAACAAGACAATACAGGTGGTAATGCTAAAACATTACAGCTTCAACAAGATGATTACGATAAAAGTAGAAGATATATTGATTCACTTAACAAATCATCACAAACTCCACAAATTCGTCCAGAAAATTTAAGTATCGATCCATTATCTATGGAAAGTGACAAAGGCGCACTTGGTCAAGTTAGTAGATATGGTGTTTACGCTGGTGATGGATTTGAATTTAAAGACAGTGGCCAAGGTTACCAAACCAGAACATACACTGGCGCACCAGAAACAATGAATAATATTGGTCAAGATGTCATTAGTGCAACTGAAATTGGTTATGGCAATCAACAAGATAGGGAAAGATTTAGAAAAATAGGTCAAGCGTCATTTGACGAAGGCAGTGACTTTGCCCTTTCAAAAGGATCTGCAAATGATGGAGATTTATTAGAGTTTTTAAAGACAGGTAGTTTTGGTGCAAGTGATTCATTCGCAGATCAATATGGATTAAGAAATGCTGAACCTGTAGTTGGAGGTGAGCAAGTAGGCGCATTGTCGTCGGTTGCGTCAGGAAACGCTCCTCAGTTTGCGACGACGACAGCAAATTACACTGGCCTTGAGAATGTATACAACTCGCAAGGCGAGGAAATGGCTAATTTCTTTACTCCTAGTGATGGAGCTTCATACGTTCGCGGTCAGCTTGTAGATGATGCTACAGGTCAACCAATAAGAGCTGGTGGAATGACATCTACTGGTAATCCAATCCGTGGTACTTTTGATAATCAAAAAAATAACATTGAAGGATTCGGTGGGCTTGGTGCAGGAGCAATACAAAACTCAACAAGAGAGACAATGGCAAATCTACTAACGCCTGGTGATAGAGCCGCTTATGTAAATGGTCAGTTGGTTGATACTACGACTGGTAAATCACTAGAAGGCGGTGGCTACACTTATGATGCTGAAGGTAAAAATCCAGACTACGTTTACGGCGTATCTGATGACTTCAGCAACAACTTACAAGTTGATACAACTGGTATGGATACAGGTGCGGCTAATGCGGCAATAGCAAATCAAATAATGCAAAGAGATGTACCGCCAAGTGATTTAGCATACTTTACATCATTCTTGCCAGGTATGACTGTTCCGTTAATAGGTGGCTACTTAGGTGAGAAGATGTTGGAGGGTGGCATTGAAGGTCGAAGGTCAGTTATAGCTGAACAGACTGCCGCGTTACAAGCTGGAGCTACTCCAATATACAACGATAAAGGTGAGTATGTTGGATACAACGATGGTACATCTACTGTAAACTATGATCCAAGTATCTCTAGAAGCAATTCAAACGACAGAATTGATCAAAACTCTACATCTATTTTCTCTCAAGCAAGAGAAGCTCGTATGAGTGGATCAGACGATAACAATACAACTATGAACGATAGATCAAGAAGTGACGTTGCTAATGATATATTCAGTAGATACTACAAAGGTGGTTCAGGCGTAGGTATGCCAGATTGGTTGCGTAGATACGCATCTGGAATAAGAATTGATGAATTGTTATCTAAAGAAACATTAGATGATGGTACAGTAATGTATAAAACTCCAGACGGAAAATACATTGACGCAAAATATTTAGCTAACGCAAGAATCGATGAAGACCAAGATAGCACGAGAATGCCAGAAGGCACTGATAAAAAAGGTGAATTTAATAATGAGTTAATACCTGAAATAAATCAAGGTTTTTATGACTCTGACATATACAAAAACTTTATAAATGATGAAGCTAATAGTGTAGGTACTACAGATATGTATGATAGCCCATATTTTGGTTCTGTTGGTTCTGGTAGTTTTGGTAAAGCACAAGATAGAGCATACGAAGAATATTTAGCTAGTTTAAATTAAAACATAAAAAAGGAGGCAGTTATGCCAAACATCGAAGAAAACCCTGACTTTCAACTGCTGAAACAATTTCTGCAAAGCATTAATCCGAATGACATGGATGAAGCATCTGCAACAGAATTAATGGATCTTGGCAAGATGATCCAAAATGGTGGCGCACTTACTGATCGCCAACGTGAGATGTTTGCAAGTGTTGTGGGTGCAATGCCTGATATGGGAATGCAGACTGGCGCGGCTATGACTGAAGCTGAGATGGAAGAAATGCGTATGCGAGATTTCAATCAAAAACTTCAAGAACAACAGCGAGAAGCGTTTGATGCAAGTCAACGTGAAATACAAGCTGGCAACTTCCCTGGCATGAATCAAGTAAAATAGGAGGCTAAAATGGCTGAAGTAAATATCGGAAATATGGAAGACAATGCAATTCTCTTTGAAGAGAAAATGGGCTTCCCACATGACACTGATGGCTTAGAGTTATCAGATGAGCAACTTGTTAACTTCTTATTGTTGTGTCACCAAGAGCATGTACTTGGCGACGAATACGACGAAGATGAAGAAGAAATGATGTACGAAGATGACGAAGAAATGATGGAAATGCCAGATGGCAAAGATGTCAAAGTAAAAGTTATGAAACTCGATGGTGGCAATGTCCATGATATGATCAACAAACTTCTAGGAGGCTAACATGCCATACAATAAGTATTCTCCAAAGCAAAAAAAGTTAGCGGCGGTTGCAGGTAATCCAAAAAAGATTACTGGTGCTGATTTAAAGGCTGTTGCAAAACGTAAGAAAAAGAAGAAAGCCAAGAAGTAATGGGTATATTAACAGCACTCCAGAAAATTGCTAAATTAGGCATTGAAGGTGCTGTTGATATTGGTAATGGCGTTTATAAGTCATATGAACAAATACTTGCAGAAGTTGGTGGCAATGTTGTTAGGGAAGGTCTGAGATATTCAGATGACGATACAACAAACCAAATTATAACAAATTACCTTAAAAACAAAAGTAGAGGTAGTGCCTTAACAAAAGGTGGTTATATGGAAGATACTGTAATTGGTCGCACCAAAGTGCCAAGAGGTACAGTTCCATTAGAAGAAATGGGTGCAGAGATTGATATATCTACAAGAATCCAAACTAATCCAGAGCCTTTTAATTTAGAGAAGGCAATCGAAGAAGGTGCTAAGTTTATGTCCATCAAAGGCGATAGGGCAAGTGGCACTGGATCTGTTTTAAGCGTTAACGATATACCTTTGATTAATCCTGTACCGCGAGAAGGTGGCTATGAATATGCCACAGAAGCTGAGAATGTATTAGATAATAGAATGTGGGGAAGCGATCCTGCAATATTAAATAAACAAATTTCAAAAGCAAAAAAAATCTCTGGTCAAGTAACAGATCCAAAGACAGGTGAAATATTAGAAGAAGGATCTCCAGTATATGGCGTTTACTTTAATGCGGCTGGTGACAACGTAAACTTCTCTACAATGGTTTCAGATGTTACTTTGAATATGTTGCCTAATATGAAGATAACAAATAAAGCGGCTAAAGAATTTGATGAAAATTTAAGAAAACGTGTACCAAACTGGCCTGGCCTTAATAACTTAAAAGCATCAGATATTGATGCTGTTAGAAATTTCTTTAGGCAACCTAACAGTGGTGAAGCGAGAAAAGCATTCTCAGAAGAAATGGCATTGCCAAGAAGTATGAAATTAGGATTCCCTGATCAAGCGTCAGTAAGGGCGGCTGTTTCAAAAGCTGATATGCTTGGAATGGGTTCTGGAGATGCGGCTGGGCGAATGATTTCTAAGATTGACTATAATGCACCTGTAGATCCTGTGTCTAATCACACAACTTATCCAGCAGGATTAAAGAAAGTTTCTAATACACCTGTCTACAGAATGGCAGATGAAAAAGGTAACTTTAGAGATGTCCCTGTAAGTATGTTCTTCCAAGATTTTATCGAAGGTAGAAAAGTAGATGGTGTTATACCTCCAGAACACAGAAATATTAGGGCAATGGAATTGTCACAAGCGACTCAGCCTGCTACAAAAAAACTATCAGATGTTATTAACGAGTACCTATATCAAACAGACAATACAAAACGTGGATACCCTTACAATAGATAGAATGCCAAAAGGATTTTAAAATGCCTGCAAAGAAAAAAGCAAAGAGGGACGCTTGTTACAGAAAAGTAAAAGGCAGATATACACGTAATGGTGGTACATGGCCTTCTGCTTATGGGTCAGGTGCTTTAGTTAAATGTCGCAAGGTAGGCGCAAAAAATTGGGGTAATAAAAGTGCCAAAAAAAAGTAGTAACAGTTTAAAGACTTGGTTCTCTCAGAACGATGGCAAAGGTTGGGTTGACTGCAAGACAGGCAAGCCATGTGGTCGTAAGTCTAGAACAAAAACTAAACGAGGTTATCCTGCATGTAGACCAACTATGTCACAATGCAAAAGTAAGGCTGGTAAGATAGCCACTAAGAATAAGACATCCGCGAAACGTATAAGTTGGAAAAAACCAAAGAAGAGGAAAGTATAATGGCTAAAGGTATTAAACATTATTTTAAGAATGGCAAAGAATATAAGGGTGCTACTCACAAAACCAACGGCAAGGTCATGTCTGGGGCGCGTCACACCGCTTCTAGCAAGTTTCTAGTCCACATGAAGGATCTATCGGCTACAGCTAAGAAGGTGGCTAAGAAGTAGTGTTTGGCTCCCTAAGTAAATTAGCTATGTCTTTGGGTCGTGAGTTATTTGGTCTTAATGTTAAGTCCAACCAAAAACTTGCTGACATTGCAAAGAAAATTGGAATAGACACAGATGATATTGCATCTGCTTCTGATGAAGCTATTCAAGCTACATTAGAAAGTGCCGCTCGTTCAGGTGTTATAGATCCTCGTGAAGCTAACGCGATTACAATACAAATTGCTAAAGATGCACAACCCACACTGAAAGTGGACAATCCAAACGAAGATTGGCTTGCAAGCAAAATAAGATTTGCTGAACGCTCAAAAGAGAATGCGCCTCCAAATACATATAGGGCAAACTTAGGTAACTCAGATGGTATAACTGGATACTTTAGTAAGCCAATAGCACTTGACCCAAAGATGCTTGCTGATGTTAGAGGCTCAATGGGCGAAGAGAGCTTTAGACCTGACGCAAGAAAAATAAAAGATCTCAGGGAAAGTATTGCAGAGGGTGGCTACGAGGCATCTCCAATTCTTATCCATGTGCGTGAAGATGGCGTACCATTTGTGGTTGAAGGCAATCACAGGATCATTGAAGGTATTGAAAGTGGTAGGTCAACTATACCTGTAGAACTTAAATATCTTAGAGGATCTGAAGATGTAGAAGATGGCATACTAAGTCCAAGTAATTTAGGAGTTAATCGATAATGGCAAAATACCAAGGTAGAACTGTAACTCTAAACAAGCCACGCAGAATAGCCAAAGGTGAAACATCTTACGGCAAGAAGAAATCTGTTGTATATGTGACTGATGGCGATAAAGTTAAGAAAGTTACCTTTGGGGATGCCAACATGAAGATTAAGAAAGCTCAAGCAGGGCGTAGAAAAAGTTTCAGAGCGCGTCATAATTGTGATAACCCTGGCCCAAAAACAAAGGCCAGATACTGGTCATGTAAGGCGTGGTGATATGGTTAGTCCTGTAAATGTATTTGGTGCTTTAGCTAAATTTTTTAGTCCAACCATAAAGGCGGCTAAAGAATTGTTACAAGAAAAAGGCCCTTACGAACAATTAAAGATTACGATGTTAAGAAATGGAGCAAAGGCAGACGAGCTAGAGTGGTCGGGCGCAGATGATTTCTTTAAAGGTAAGAAGGTTACTAAAAGTGAAATTATTCAATATCTTACTGAAAATGATCCCAGACTTAATATAAACACAAGAAAAGTTGACAGAGGATTAACTGGTGAATCACCATCTTATGGCGTAGTTGACGAACGTAACAGAGCCGTAGCAGAAGCTATGGAAGATAGACCTATGGTTGAGGAGACTAAGTTAAATATTCTTGATGAGATGAAATCTGACCCTAATACTTCAGATATTATTGCTAACCAAAAACCTGAAGATTTAGATAATTTTTTAGAAAATAGAGTTTTTGCCGAACTTGTAAACGACTATAATTTTGATCAACCTGCATTTTACAATAAACATAGAGTAGAACTGCCTAGAGTTTTTGGTGCAGGTGAAACGGAATATTCAAATTATTTTCCAGAAGGTGCTGAAGACTACACAGAGAATTTATTTCAATACTTTGATCCAACAGGAAGAATAAAAATGACTAATCTTGCTGGGAGTGGTCATTTTGGCGACGATGATCTAGGTACAGTAATGCACAGTCGAACAGGTATTTTTCCGACACGTTCGGGTGAAAAAGCTATGTATGTTGGTGAAGGTCAATCAGATCCATTCCAAAAACTTCAGCAAGGTAAAGATCTTACTGATCCAGAACCAATATATGAAAATAAAAGAAACTTACCTAGACTTTTAACCAGAAATTATGACGAAAGTTTATCGGCTTCTAAAATGAACGAATTAACTGATAAAGTATATAGTGATTCCAATAAACTTAGAGCAAATAATAGAAAGATGTTTGCCAATAATTTAAGCGAAGAAGAGTTGGGTAGACTTGGGCGTGAAGCGGCTATTTTTAAAATAAACAAAATAATTAAAGACCCAACAAAGCAAAACGATACTTTTAAAGATATGGCAAAAGCCTTTAAAATTAAAGATGAGCTTCCATTAGATACATCATCATTTACTGAAGATGAACTAGAGTTTTTGCATTATCAGCTTTACAACTTTGACGAGTTTAGAGGTATAAATTTACTTGCCAAAGATGACAAAAGAAAAGCTGATGAACTACTGTCTGCTAGAATGCAAGCCGCTTGGACTAGAGATTCTAAAGGCGTAGAGGCTGTTCAAGAATATATGGCTTCAAAGCCAGTAGACTGGCTAAATGAAGGTTTTAGGAGATATTATGGCAATTTAAATGCTGATAATATGTTACTTAAAATGGACATACTTGACACTCGAAAGGCAATAGACAAAATAGAGCTTGATAACTTTAGTGGTGAGCAAGGATTTAAAGAAGAAGGCGCGCCATTTATTTCATCTCAAGACAAGTGGGTAGACCAAATAATAGGAAAATCTATTCTGGATGCCGTAAACGATCCGAGTATAAATTACTTGACGTTTCCTGATGATATAGGGGCAATCGCTAAAGTTACTGGAAAAAATGTTGAAGATTTAGAGCCAGGTACAGAAAAGTTTTATAAAACCGATACTCAAAACAGATTAAAGAAATTTCTTAAAAAGTTTGATGTAAATCCTGAGATAAAACAAATAGATTTAAATCCACCGCCAGTAGCAGGGCCAAACACTACAGTAATACGAGATAGCTCTGGTGAGGAATCTTTTAGTTCAAAAGGTTTTAAGATAACACCAGAGTTTAGAGAAGCAGTAATTAAAAAAGGTATACCTACTTTTGCACTTCCACCTGTAATTGGTTATGGTGCGTTAAATAGTATGGGTGAAAACGAAAACGGAGATCAAATGTAATGGCTAAAGCGGCAGTTAAAAAAGTAGCGCAAGCAGAGATCAGGGCGGCAAAGAGCTTCTTAGAACGCCGTGGTCTAAAGTCTGATGACATTTCTCCTAGAAAGTTTGCAATAGCCGCTAAAGAGCTAGATAAAGGCTTTGCGGATACATTAAAGATACTGGCGCGTGAGTTGTCAGGTGGGAGCGTGTAATGGCTG